CTATAACTATTTATCAAATACTTTACTTCCAAGTAGATACTTCCCTACAGGATCAGATGAAGAGATTACGGTAATATCTATTCCTTCAAATTTATTTGGTGAATATTTAAAACCTGGAACTGTTTCAATCTCCTCAGCTAGTTTAAATCTATATGATGATGGATTAGGTAACCTACTTTCAGCATCTTTAAAAGTAGGAGATGTTATTTATGAACATGGGGTAATTATTATAACTAATGCTGGAATCCCTGGTTTTCCGGATGGATATGGTTTTGTAAATTACGGCACCGCAGTATATGATTCAACGTTATCAAATCTTTTTTATAATTCTTTAATAACTTGTTCATTTGAAAGTACAGTTACTATTTATGAAACCCAATATAAATGCACTATTAGAGAGAATGAATTTAACTCTTCAAATAACCCATCATTAACTTCAGGATCATTAGCTATAAGTAATGGCAGTGGTAGCTTATTCCCTCAACCAGGAAGTGGAAAATTAAACGATAACGTAACAGGTTCATATTTTTCTCCATATATTACAACTGTTGGATTATATAATAATAATAAAGAATTATTAGCGGTAGCAAAACTTGCCCAACCGTTACCTGTATCCTCTGTTACAGACACATCAATATTAATAAACTTTGATTTTTAAAATTTATGTCAAATTGGTTATATAAAGATAAAAGAATACAAGACATAACAGATTTTCCCCAAGGAACCTATGGTTTCATTTATATCTCTGTTCATATACCAACCGGTAAATCTTATTTAGGTAAAAAATCTTTATACCATAATGTAAAGAAAAAACTAGGTAAAAAAGAATTAGCTGAGCAACCTGTAACTAGAGGAAGAACATCTCTTACAAAACAAATTATAAAAGAATCTGATTGGAAAACTTACTATGGATCAGCAAAACCTATACTTGAACTTATAAAATTAGGAAAACAAAAAGATTTTGATCGTAAAATTTTATGTATTGTTCCAAACAAAAAACTATTGACATACTATGAATGCAAATATTTGTTTCAATTAGGTGTTTTAGAAAATCCAAACGATTGGATAAATGATAATATTTTAGGAAAGTTTTTTCGAAAAGACTTTGTTCCCCAAGATTAATATTGTATCTTACATTTATGGTAAATGAATTACTAGTTAATTTAGTTAATTCTGTTCTAGGAGCAGGCAAACGTACTGCAAGAGGAAATCAATCTTATACTTGTCCTTTTTGCCATCACCACAAACCAAAACTTGAAGTTAATTTTACTGAAAATAAAGATGGTATAAATCAATGGGCTTGTTGGACGTGTAGTAAAAAAGGAAAATCAATAAAAAGTCTTTTCAATCAAATTAAAGTTGATGCTAATCACTTTCATGAATTAAGTAAATTAGTTAAAAATGTATCTTTACACAATATAGGTGAATCAACCTTAACCACTTTAGAATTACCAAAAGAATTTAAAACATTTACAAATAATAAGGATATTGTAGCAAGACATGCTTGGTCTTATCTTAAAAAAAGAAACATAACTCAACAGGATATTTTAAAGTATAACATTGGCTACTGCAATTCAGGCCAATATAATAATATGATAGTTATACCTTCATATGATAGCACCGGTAAATTAAATTATTTTACCGCTAGATCATTTGAGCCAAATCCTTACACCAAGTACCGCAACCCGGAAACGTCTCGCGATATTATACCGTTAGAATTGTTTATTAACTGGGATTTACCTATTATATTATGTGAAGGTCCATTTGATGCTATGGCAATAAAACGAAATGCGGTTCCATTATTTGGAAAAAATATTCAACCTAGTTTAATGAAAAAATTAGTTGAATCAAAAGTACAAAAAATATATATTGCTTTAGATAACGATGCTATAAAGCAAGCACTTAGATTTTGTGAACAACTATTAGATGTTGGAAAGGAAGTTTATTTAGTAGAATTACAAGGGAAAGACCCTAGTGAATTAGGTTTTGAAAATTTTACAAAACTAATACAAACAGTGTCTCCATTAACACAATATAAACTTATGGAGAAGAAACTATCAACCATATGACAAAAAGAAACATTAAAAGATCTTACAATAGAATTTTAGAAATTTCAGAAGATGCAAAACAAATAACATTACCCGATTCAAGATATTATCGTAGAAATGGTAAATATTACCCTTCTATTACTTATGTTTTAAGTTACTACCCAAAAGGCAAATTTTTTGAAAATTGGCTTAAACAAGTAGGATTTGCTTCAGAACACATTGTTAAAAAAGCAGGTGAAGAAGGTACTCAAGTGCATGAAATGATTGAAGAGTACTTAAACGGAAAAGAACTTAACTTTTTATCCCCAAGTGGAACTCCATTATTTAATCCAGATGTATGGCAAATGTTTTTACGTTTTGTAGATTTTTGGGAGGAATATAAACCAACACTAATTGAAGCTGAAGTACATTTATTTTCAGATGAAATAAAAGTAGCAGGTACTTGTGACATGGTTTGCGAAATTAATGGTGAAATTTGGATTATTGACTTTAAAACATCAAATCACTTACAAACAACATATGATTTACAAACTGCAATTTATGGTAAATGTTATGAAGAATGTTTTGGTAAAAAAGCAGATCGTTATGGAATTTTATGGTTAAAATCAAGCAAACGTAAAAGTGCTAAAGATAAAATGCAAGGTAAAGGATGGGAAATGTATGAATCATCTCGTACACAAGAGGAAAATATTGATATTTTCTTAACAGTTAAAAAATTATTTGATTTAGAAAACCCTACTCACTCACCAATATTTACTGAATTTAAAACTAGTGTTAAGCGAGAGTTGTAATATGTATAATTATGATAAGTCTTATCCAATTATTAAAGGAAGTGCAAGATAGTCCTAAAGCTATTATATTAGCGGGAGCACCAGGATCTGGAAAAGGAACTATTCTAAGAGATTTAAACTTAAGTAAATTTAAAATTCTTAACATTGATGATACTATAGCAGCTTTATCAAAACAAGATCAATTTACACTAGACCAAAAAACAGCAGATTCCGAGGATAGAAGTAAATTTATGTCGGCAATGCAAACTGCTGCAAAACAATTAAAAATCCAAGATTTACCTCAAACTATATTAAATAAAGAATCATTTATTTTAGATGGTACTGCTTCATCTCCAAACCAAACATTAAAACTAAAATCCCAACTTGAAGAAGCGGGATATGAGGTAATGATGTTATATGTTTATACTGAACTAGAAACATCTTTAAAACGCAATGAAGAACGATTTGAAAAATCAGGTGGAGAAGATAGAAGTTTACTTCCTGGTGCGGTGTTAGGAACATGGCTTATGGTAGCTAAAAATTTTCCTTTATATCAACAATTATTTGGTAATAATTTTGTATCTGTATCCAATACAGGTAATGAAGAAACATTAAAAGATATTGAACAAATTATCCAAAAGTATGTTACTCCATTTGATCCAAAAGATCCAAAACAAAAAACTGAAAAAGAACAAGAAAAATCTAATAAATTAAAAGAAAAATTAAATATAGAAATTCAAAATTTCCTTGATTCTAATCTAGCTCAAAATATTATAAACTCCTCTGTTTCTAAAGAAGAAGCTCAATCTAAAATAAATGAATTCATTAGTTAAATCACTTATATTTCCACTTTTAGAATCTGAACAAAAAGGTGTTGCTTTAATCCCTGGTGGTTTTAAACCCCCAACTATAGGACATTTTGTATTAGTTAATGAAGTAGCACAAAATCCAAATTTTGATAAAGTAATTGTTTTAATAGGCCATAAAATAAGAGATGGTGTAACTAAAGAAGAAAGTTTAGCAGTATGGGATATCTATAAAAAATACCTTCCATCTAACGTTGAAATTAAAATCTCAGATAACTCTTCACCTATTGCAGATGTTAGCTTACTTATAAAAAACAACCCAGACATTTATTTTTATCCAGTAGTTGGTATTAGAGGTGAAATGGATTTATTAGATATAAAACGATTTGATAGTTTAGAAGGTAAATATCCTAACTTTAAAACAATAGTAATTAAAACAGAAGAAGGAGAAGATCGAGTTAGTGGAACAAAAACAAGAGCTGCTTTAATTAGTGGAGAAAAAGAAACATTTCAATCATATCTTCCAACTGAATTATCACAAGAAGAAAAAGATGGGATTTGGTCTATTTTAACTAAAACCCCACTAAATGAAATAAAGTATGCTGAACCTAGCAAATTTGATTATCCAAAACAACTAAAAGCACTTACCGAATTTATGTTAGATAAGGGAATGAATATTAAACCTTTACCTAAAGTAAAATTTGTAGAAGATGATGTTGAAAATGCTAGGAATTTTTTCGGTAAAACGGCGTATTACGA